TCATCTCCAGCGCTTTCCGAGGTTTTCCTTTCCGACGATTTTGAGACAGGAAATTTTAACTCCCCTGGCGGGACTACTGGGTTCTGGGGAGCAGGCGAGGCAACAGTTTCATCTGCTGCCTCGCACTCCGGGACATACTCGATTGCATTCCCATTCACAGGGCCGACGATTCAGAAGGATTTCAATATCGGGACACCAATAACTGATATGTATATCAGTTATTGGATCTATTTCCCTGCCGATTATACTACCAACGCCTACACTTCCGGCGCGCAAAACAACAAACTGATTCTCGTTCAAGGCGAGGACCACGACGACCCGATGACGGTAGATGTTGAGTTCGAAGCGCTTGACCTTGCCCCTTATGGTGGATTCAAACTCCCTCGCACCGGATCGCCATATACTCCGATTTGCGCCTCGCCGCCAGTTTCTCCGGGCTACGTATGGGGTGGTGATTTCAACATCCAACAGTATTTCGGGCAGTGGGTGCATTTTGAGTGGCATTTCAAAGTTGACACGGGATCTGGTAATGGCGCATTTGAGTTTTGGGTTAACGGGGTTGAATTGTTTTCTCGTACGAATGTCGTTTATGAAAACAGTCCGCCCTGCTCGCCTGGGTATTGGTCTGAGGGGTATTTAATGGGTGCTCCGAATACCGACTTTGATCCGGTTACTACCGTATATATTGATGATGTTGTTATTTCTGATGTGCGGCAGTGGGCAGGCGCGGCAGCACAGTCTCGCGGCACAGTCCTGCTCGGAGAGCCGCGATGACCGGCAACGAGCGGGTGTTTCTGGATATGATTGCGTGGGATGGCGAGGTGGTAGGGCTATGACCCACATAATCAACGCCCTGCTCGTCATCCTCACTATCGAACTGGCGGCGGTGCTGTGGCTGATTGCGGGGCCGATGTGATGAGCAAAGCAGAGAAAATAATATCTGGTATTTTATGGTTCACCGCTATAGGGCTTATAATTTCTCAGTTATTTGGTTGCAGTAAAACATATCTTGAACCAGTAGAACAATTACCGATTGAAGAGATGTTTCAACCTAAATCACTTGAGTTATCAAAAGTTAAACAAATAGATAGTTTTACAAATTGGAATAAATTCTGGTTAAGTACGGCAGTAGCCGGGCAAGTAGCAGATACATTAACTACATTCGATAAGCTGGATGAAGGATATATTGAAGTGAATCCTTTATTTGGAACAGATCCAGATAGGGGATTTTTTATTGCTTCAAAAATAGCTGCGACCGCATTCGTTATCTGGATAGCTGAATATTACTTTAAAGATGATCCAAGGCAGCAGGAATATAGAAATTGGTTATACGGAACATTCGGAGTAATTGGTGGAAGCTTTGCTTTATGGAATTCACAACAGTAAACTAATATGATATCTCTCTTCCTTACAAATTCGATTGACCCCACTCGGACTATTACCCTCCGTAATAAGTTCGTAGCTGAGATGCACAATCGGTTTGCAAGTTTAATGATAGATATCCGCCAGGCAGTAATAGAATTGGATGTATTTGGCCTGGTAGAAGAAACAAGAGTTATTGTAAATGCCAGCGGATTATCTTCCAAGCAATACGACTTCCCCAGGACCGATCAGAAGGTTGAGGCATTTGTCAAGTGGTTGAAAGCAAAGAACGAGGAATATTTTTTCACGGATGGAAAGCAGGGATTGAGGATGGCCTTTGATTTAATCAGCTCCAATCCCAACTCTGCTAGATCCACCTGGATGAAATTATATATTGACAGCGCATATCAACAGGGGATCAGAAGGGCCAGGCAGGAACTCAGGAAAAAGGGGATAGAAATCGATGAAGGCCAACTCGGAGGAGAACCAATCGTTTCTGCTTTTAATGGCCCAGTTCATGCTGATCGTGTTGGTCTTATCTATACAAGAGCATATTCGTCGCTTCAGGGCATTACTGCGGAGATGGAGTCGGTGGTATCCGATGTCCTGGCAATGGGCCTGGCTGACGGCCGAGGACCAAGAGAGATTGCACGATTATTAGACAAAGCCATCACTGGCGACGGAACGCCTTCGGATTTATCGATTATAGACTCATTGGGTAGGAAGATACCAGCGAGGCGAAGAGCGGAAATTCTAGCCAGGACAGAGATCATTCGGGCACACCACTCAGCCAATATTGGTGAGTACAAGGCCGCTGGCATTCTGGGGATCAATGTTCAGGTGGAGTGGCTGACCGCTGGGGATAGTCGAGTATGTCCCAAGTGCTCCCCGATGAATGGCAAGTTGTTTCAGATTGATGAGGCTGAGTATATAATCCCGGCGCATCCACAATGCCGGTGTGTGGCTTTGCCGTATATTCCGGACGAAAAAGAAATATCTTCGCCTATAGATAATCCAGGGTTATTAAGTCGCGATTTTTCTAGTGACGGAACAGATTTCACTTTGAATCCAATTAAGCAATGGGGCGGTAATTTTGATAAACCAATGACATATGAAAATGTCATTGAATATGATTTGAAGCGCAGAGAAAAATTTATTGATTTATTTTTAGACCATACAAAATCTGATGAAGTAATTCAAAATTTGGATTTATCAAAATTGAAATCATATCAAACTACTGTTTTTACAAAGCAGGTTAACGATATGATAGTAAAGTTTGATCAAGAACTATATAAAAAAGATAAAGCTATTGTCTTTAAATTATCTGATGGGACTTTACTTTTAAAAGACGGAAATCATCGAGTAAATGCAGCTAAATTATCCGGATTAAAGAATCTAGATTTTATTGTTATTGAATTAATAAAAGATAAATAATGCGTAAAATTTGCCCAACAGAATATGTAGAAAGTATTTGTGAACCAGGAATGACATGGAGTTGTATAACCCCAAGAGCGTTTTCATGGATAATATATATTGTCAGAAAGATACAAGGGAAGAAAGTAAGATTTTTCTTGTAATTATTTAAAGAGGATTGAGATGAAAGTTTTGAAAGAAATGCAATTAATGGTTGCTCAGGCAATTGAGAAAGGACCGAGCCTGAAAGTTTTGCAGCGCCGGAGAATTGGTTCAGTCGAATACCAAGTCTATCCGGTCGTTATGCTGGCAGAAGGCGTCCACCACGGAGTTGGTACCGATCCGGTCTACTATCCACCTCAAGTATTGGAAGCATCGGCCCCACACTGGAATAATATGCCGGTTACAGTTGGGCATCCAGTTCTTCCCGATGGTACTCATGTCCTCTGCAACCACGACGGAACTATCCGGCAGGAATGGCAGGTTGGATATGTGGCCAATGTGGTTTTTGAAGGAGGTAAACTCAAGGCCGAACTCTTCCTCAATACAGCATTGGTCAGCCAGAAGTCACCAAGCCTATTTTCTTTCATCGAGAACGGCGGCAAACTTGAGGTGTCTACTGGACTTTTGGCCATGGATGATGGCCAGGCCGGACAATGGAATTCCGAGCAGTACAGCGCCAGTATAGTCGATATGATCCCGGATCATTTGGCCTTACTCCCCAATTCGACCGGGGCCTGCTCCTGGGATGATGGTTGCGGGCTGAGGGCCAATGAGAAAAATATAATTGATATAACTACGTTGAGTGCAGAGAATGTGAAGGAATATCTCTATACCAACAAAGGAGATACCTTCTTCGTAATCCTGGCCAAACAGCAAGAGCTTGGTGGATTGATCGATAAAGTCCGGCGTTTTGTAGATTCAATGGATGTTTATGACCGAGCAACAGAAAGATCAGTAGTTGCCAATTATTTACGAGCTGTTTATTCAGATTCATTTATTTACAAACAAGATTTACGAAGACCAAATCAACCCGAACAATCAGTACTGCTGAAACAGAAGTATTCAGTGAATGACAGTGGAGAATTGGAGTTTGTAGGAGATCCAGAAGAAGTGATTGAAGACCTCCAATACAAACCGAAGAGCAATGAAGGCGGAACCGCCGAAAACAACATTACCGAGGAGGTAAGAATTATGGCTACAGCTGCTGCAAAAGCAAAATGTGCCGAGAAGGCGGTTACCCCCGCTGACAAGGCAAAATGTAAAGAAATGACGGTCAATCAAATGATCGAAAATCAGGACAACGCCTTTACCGAGGAAGACCGCGAATGGTTGACCGGCCTGAACGAAGCCCAGTTCAGTAAGGTACTGGCCAATGCCGAACCGAAAGAAATTATCAAGGAGGTTGAAAAGATCGTGGAAAAAGTCATCGACAATACCAAAGCAGCACCGACCACCCTGGCTGGCTGGCT